GGTTAAATGCTCAAGTGGTGCTTCCCTTGCACGGTATATGCGAATATCGGGATTTATTCTTTCCTTGATGTACTTCTGTAAATAACCCATCTTTTTGACTACTAATCTCTCGAAGAACATTAAGCCATTATGGATTTGGAACATAATAGATGCGGATCGAGTAACATATCTATCATCAAATTTTTCGTTTCTAAATTTCTCTGGGTAGCAAATCTTCTGTATAACCCAAGACTTTGGTCTATTTGGTCGATACTGAATATCCCAATCAAAACCCATTATCTCAACGGACTCGAAAGGTGATGAAATTTTAGACCCAGGTATTTTAATACGAAGTCCTAGAAGCTGATAGTCCTCCTGAACTCTTTTGACGAGTAGAGCTTTCTCAAATTCACAACAGGGATTTTTCATCTTTAAAGACTTCAATTGGTCATCAGAATTAGTTATGGAAATTTCCGTACTAATAGTTGTTCTATTACGCCTAGAGGTAAACGATGAAGCAACTGTTAATGCAATTGAATTCGTCAGTGTATTATATTTTGTTCCAGATTTGGTACCACCATTATTCATCCAACAAGTATTTCCTGCACCTATAACTGGACCATGAACCTCGTATGCTGCCATTCCAACTTGTAAATTGCGCAGATGCCCTGGCTCAATACTGTCAGAAGGTATAGACATTAGGATTGCATGTGTCAATAACTGAAATGCCGCAGGTAGTTTTTGATCCATTTGAGAAATATCTAACGCAAGAATGCCATTACAGCGTAAGTTAGATCGAGTTCTGAAACTACGAATCCTTTCACTCAGCTCAGGTCTTGTAAGTCCTGTTAAAAATGGTTCATTATGCATTATGGTATCAATTGCTTTACCGTTGATCATGTCAGCTAAAGCTATATGTGACATAGGATAACCGAATACGGTTCTGCTCTTCACTAGAACTTTCTTCTCGGACGTCTTAATTTTGGGAGTAAACCTATGGAATACCACTGAAGGTTTTGAAAACAATGCATCCAATACGTCTGTCTCACCACTCAAAATACTCATTACAGACTCAGCTTCCAATATTGCCTCCTCCGATCCTTTTCTTAAGAATAGTGGATAACCCGATGACGAACGGGAGTTCATATCTTGAACGAATTCATCATATGATTTGAATTCTAAGGTTCTTGGTAAACATATTTCATCAAGCGTATCCTCGATTGCATCAAGTAATATAGCAGGATCTACTTTATGATTAAATCCATAAGACCTAAAGAAGTTTCGGACAGTTGAAAGATCTTGTTTCCTAAAATCAGAACAATCTAGTTCCGTTGGTAACCAGCTAAACTCAGGATATTCCTGTTTTACAAATTTCAGGACTCCAGTTTCACACTGAGGCAGATTAACCCTATTGAGAAAGTTCAGTCTACCAAAGAATGGAATCTTGCTGTACAGATTAACACTGCCTATCTCTTCAAAAAGACTCACCCAATTCTCGATTACGCGTTGAACCAAAATCGATCTATCTGACATAATTCTCTTACATGCCTTAGCGATTTCATAATCAAGTGACCTATTGACTTTGTAATTGCTATACTCTATAGGATAGTAATCCAATTTTGTCTTACTCAAGTCAGTATCATGTTTGACCACTAAATTCGATCCTTTAACGTGTCTTAAATAACGGTTCTGCATTTTAACTTTTTGAATATTTAATAGAATTGTCGCTTTGCAGCGCACTCGCAACTCATAAAAGCAAATTCGTCGCGTCGTCAGCTTTCACACCAACTACTTGAAGCATCAAGTATGCACCTAGATTGTATACTTGGTAATTACCCAACCAGGGGCTCAATATTAATGATCACTTAATATTTGAACTGCATAATTACTTATGCATTCGAGACTTTAGATGGAAAATCTCTTAGCTACTTATAAATTAATATAAGCAGTTTTCGTTATTACTAACTACGAGGGCTTTCATAAACCAAATTCGTCTTGTCCCGCTAATTTGGCTTGCAATAAATTGCATGAAAAGGTCTAGATATCTTAACATTAGGACATATTATAGTTAAGCTCCCACATCGCGCTACCTTATACCGCTGAGCGGTAAAGCAATTTATAGATAAGATTCCCGCTTACAAGTATCCGAAACGTCACGGATGACATTCCTGTTCCTCCAACGTGTAAATAGTTGTAGAGGTACATGCCTGGTACTGACATGCTTGTCGCATACTATGTTTCAAAAACCACTCTTGGGCCATAAACTCCTGCCTAAGTTTCCATTCGATATGATCTCCATTGGTGACTATGCTAACAAATAGTTCGTAGTAACTATTAAATTAACGTTTTGCCCTCCTCAAATGATAACTGGTTTGTCTCCACTTTACCCACGCCTCAAAACTGATGGAAATACTCAGCAATCTTCGTGTGCACGTACCACCGACTTGGCCACTCAACGTCGTTTTACTCCCTTAGGAATCAGAGGATGTCTAACCAAAACTCATACAGCCTTCGGATCAGTCACTCTTCGTAGCCTAACGTTCATC